GTACCGGGAGAACGCCGGATGCCCGCGGTTCATGAAGTTTTTGAAAAGCGTGCTGCAGGAGCCGGAGATCCGCCTGCTGCAGGAGATATTCGGGTATTTTCTGATTCCGGTGAACAAGGCCCAAAAGAGCTTCGTGCTGGTGGGCGCGCCCAACGCGGGAAAATCGACGCTGCTGTCCATCGCTCAGGAAATCCTTCTGGGCAGCGAAAACGTGAGCAACGTCCCGTGGCAGTCCTTAAGTGACCGCTTCAAAACAGCGGAGCTGTTCGGCAAGCTTGCAAACATCTTTGCCGACCTGCCCTCAAAGAGCGTGGACGACAACGGCATTTTCAAGGCGCTCACCGGCGAGGACTACATCACCGCCGAAAGGAAAAATAAGAACCCCTTCAGCTTCAAGCCCTACGCCCGGCTGCTGTTTTCCTGCAACGAGATCCCCCGCAACTACGGAGACCGAAGCGAGGGCTTTTACCGCAGGCTCATCATTATCCGGTTTGCGAACACCGTGCCGCCCGAGAAACGGGATCCCGACCTGCTGGAGAAGCTGGCGGTGGAGCGCGACGGCATCTTTATGTGGGCGTTGGCCGGCTTGAAACGGCTCATGGCCAACGGTTACCTGTTCTCCGAAACGGAAGCCACCCGCGCCGAGCTGCGCCGCTACAAGGTGGAAAGCAACAGCGCGCTGTCCTTCGTGGAGGAATGCTGCGAGCTGGACGAAAACGCGGAAAGCATCCGCGAGGAGCTGTTTCAGCAGTATCGGGAGTACTGTCATAAAAACGGCCTGAAGCCTATGTCTCAGGCCAACTTCAATAAAGACATAGAGGGCTTGGGCGAACGGGTCGAGCGCGGACTTGAACGGGTCAGCCGCCGCAAAACATGGAAGGGAATCCGCATGATATAAGGCGTTGAACGGGTTGAACCGCTTTTCCCTATTTCTTGCGTATAGAACCAGAAAGCTATATGTAGTAAAAAAATTAAGATATATATAAGAAGCGGCTGGATACCCGTTCACTCCGTTCAAACCCGCATAAAAACCGGACAAATCCGGTTTCAGACCCGTTCGTCTCCCGTTCGCGGCCGTTCGGAACGGAGGGTTGGTATGACGGAAAAGGACATTGTGAACGCGATCATGCGTTATCTAAAGACTGTGCCCCGCTGCTTTTGCTGGAAAGAGCACGGCGGCATGTACGGCACAGCCGGTCTGCCGGACATCATCTGCTGCATAGGCGGCAGGTTCGTCGCCTTCGAGGTGAAGACAACCTCCGGCAAGCTGACAAAGCTGCAGGAAGCTACGATCCAAAGAATCAGAGCCGCCAAGGGCAAGGCCTTCAAAGTGACAAGCGTCGAGGATGTGCGATCCATTCTTGATACCTTGGAGGTGCCGGCTCATGACGATAGCTTGGATATATTTAGATAAAAGGGCGGCGGTCATCGACGCCTTGAAGGATTACTCCAGCATGGAGTATATCATTCGGAACCACTCCGACGATTTGGATGAGGCTGCGGAAAAGCTGACGGCGATGCGCTCGTCCACGCCGACCGGTATACCCGGAACGAAAAACCCGAAAGCCGGTGAAGCGCGGCTGGCGGCGACGCTGGACGAAATCGACGTTCTCAAGGAACGATACCGCAGGGCGTTGGAGTATATGGAATGGTTCAAACCCGCGTGGGACGCTTTGACTGAGGATGAACAGTTTGTTTTGTCGGAGTTCTATTATAACGAGGATTCACGGCAGGTCGACGCGATTGGGAACATCTGCGACCGATTCCATATCGAACGTTCCTCAGCCTACAAAAAGAAAAACCGCGCGTTGGAGAGACTGACCATCTTGCTGTACGGCAAATAATATGTCCAAAATCGCGGACGACTTTTGCTTTTTGCGGTGTTATACTGGTAACATCAAAAATTGCAAAGCAAGAAGCCTTCGTAGCAGCCGCTGCGGAGGCTTTTACTTTACCCGGGAGGCGGCCGTATGCCAAGGAAACCCAAGCGGCCGTGCAGCTATCCGGGCTGCCCGGAGCTGACGGACGGCCGGCATTGCGAGAAGCATCAAAAGGAAATGGACGCAAGGTACAACAAATACGAGCGGGACCCTGCCGCGCGTAAACGCTATGGCCGGACGTGGAAGCGCATCCGCGACCGGTATATCGCGGCGCACCCGTTGTGCGAGCGGTGTCTCAAGGTCGGCAGGCTTACGCCCGCCGAGGAGGTTCACCATATCGCGCCGCTGTCCAAGGGCGGCTCCCATGACGAGAGCAACCTTATGAGTTTATGTTCCAGTTGTCACTCCGAGATCACAGCGCGTGAAGGCGGACGCTGGCGCAGACGTTGATTTTTTTAGCCGCGAGGGGCGGTCAAAATCTCCGCGAGCTTTCAAGCGTGCAACGGGCGTGGGGTCGCGCGCGAAAAGTCGCAGTTTCAAACGGGTATATACCCTTAAAATTTTTCGGAAAGCGAGGTGATGTGTGTGGCAAAGGACGGTACCAGCCGCGGCGGAGCGCGTATTGGCGCGGGACAAAAGAAAAAGCCGCTGGCTGACAAGATTCTGGAAGGAAACCCAGGCAGACGCAAGCTTATGGTAATGGAGTTTACGGACACTGCAGATCTGGAAGGACAAAGCATGCCGCCGCCAAGGGAGTATCTTGCGGCAAAGCAAAAGAACGGCAAGGCGACGCTGGCGGTGGAAATATACGAAAAAACATGGCAGTGGCTTAAGGAACGCCGGTGCGAGCATCTTATCCCCGCGCAGCTAATCGAGCAATACGCCCAGAGCGTGGCGCGGTGGATCCAGTGCGAGGAATGCATCACCGAGTTCGGCTTCCTGGCTAAACATCCGACCACCGGCAACGCCATTCCATCGCCTTATGTGTCGATGTCGCAATCATTCATGAAGCAGGCCAACAACCTGTGGTATCAGATTTACCAAGTGGTGCGCGAAAACTGCGCGTCGGATTATAAAGGCGCGACGCCCCACGACGACGCTATGGAGCGGCTGCTTACGGCGAGAAGAGGTGGTTGATTTGAACATTCAAAAAATCAAAGCCGAGCTTTTAAATCCCGCGGCATATAATCCACGCAGGGACTTAAAGCCTGGCGATAAAGAATATGAAAAGCTAAAGCGTTCCATAGAGGAGTTCGGATATGTCGAGCCTGTCATTTGGAACAGTCAAACCGGCAATGTGGTCGGCGGCCACCAGCGGTTGAAGGTGCTGCTGGATTTGGGGCAGACCGAAATCGACTGCGTGGTGGTCGATCTTGATCCGCAGCGCGAAAAGGCGCTCAATATCGCGCTCAACAAGATTCAGGGCGAGTGGGACGAAACTAAGCTGGCCGAATTGATGGCCGACCTTGATGCGGGCGCGTTCGACGTGTCCCTCACAGGTTTTGACACTTCGGAAATAGACGAGCTGCTCAACCGCTTTTATTCCAAAGAAGCGGTGCAGGACGATTTCGATGTGGACAAGGAAAAAGAACGCATCGAAGGCGAAGGCGCAATCACGCGGCGCGGGGATATCTGGCTGCTGGGCAAGCACCGCCTCATGTGCGGGGACTCCGCCAGCGAGGCTGACTTCGCAAAGCTGATGGACGGCGGCCGCGCGCAATGCGCCGTCACTTCGCCGCCTTACGGCGTGGGCAAGGAATACGAAAAGGCGGGCATCGAGCCGTGGTTTCAGACCATAAGGCCGGTGATCAAGCACCTGTGCAAATACGCGGACATCGTCTGCTGGAACCTGGGCGACCTTTACGCCACCGGTTCCCAGTTCATTGAACCGACCAGCGTGTACAGCGTGAATATGTTTGCCGACAACGGTTACCGTCCCATCTGGATCCGTATCTGGAAAAAGCAGGGCATGAATTTCGGCGTGGGACCTTATCATCTGGTATCCAATAAGCCGGTGCAGCAGTACGAGTACATTTCGGCTTTTTCCCAAAACGGTGAAACTGAGGAATACAACGATCAGGAGTATGTGTGGCTCTCGGCTTTCGCCGGTCACAGCTATCGGTTCGTCAAACGGCTCACAAAGGAAGAACGGAAAAAATGGGGCTATGCGGGCATTTGGGAGATGACGACGGTGCGCGCAAACAAGGAGCACCCAGCCATGTTTCCCGTCGAGCTGCCGTGGCGGTGCCTGAAAATGCACTCCGACCGTGGCGGCATTGTTCTGGAGCCTTTTTCGGGCAGCGGCACCACCATTATCGCGGCGGAGCAGACCGAGCGCCGCTGCTATGCGATGGAGCTTTCCCCCGTTTACTGCGATTTGGCGGTTAAACGCTGGGAAGATTTCACCGGCGAAAAAGCGGTCAGGCTGGAGGGATAAGGTTTGGATATACAGAAAATTCCCGTTTCAAAAATCAAGGCGGCGAAATACAACCCGCGCAAGGACTTAAAGCCCGGCGACGCGGAATACGAAAAGCTGCGCCGCTCCATCGAGGAGTTCGGGTATGTGGAGCCGGTCATCTGGAACGAACGCACCGGCAATATCGTAGGCGGCCACCAGCGGTTCAAAGTACTGGTAACGATGGGTTATCGAGAAATCGACTGCGTGGTGCTGGATATCGACGAACAGCGCGAAAAGGCGCTGAACGTAGCGCTCAACAAAATCAGCGGCGAATTCGATATTCCGCTGCTGTCCGACCTGCTGCGCGATTTAAATGATAACGGTTTCGATGTGTCGCTGACCGGTTTTGACGCGGCGGAGATCGACGAGCTGTTCCGTGACAAAGCCTCCGGCAATGTCAGGGAGGACAATTTCGACGCGGACAAAGCGGCTGCGGAAATCGAAACGCCGGTCACGCGGCGCGGCGATATCTGGCTGCTCGGTAAGCACCGGCTGATGTGCGGCGACAGCGCCTTGCTTTCAGATGTGCAAAAGCTGATGGACGGCCAAAAGGCGCGGTTTGTTTTCACCGACCCGCCATGGAATGTGGATTACGGTTCGGATACCAGACATCCAAGCTGGAAGCCGAGGCAAATTCTAAACGACAGGATGAGCACCGAGGAATTCGGCGCTTTTTTATTGCAAGCTTTTAACTGTATGCGCGAGGTTTCGGAGGCCGGGTGCATGACCTATGTGGTGATGTCCGCGCAGGAATGGGGCAACGTTATGACCGCCCTGCGGGAGGCGGGGTACCACTGGTCAAGCACGATTATATGGAAAAAGGACAGCCTTGTGCTGTCCCGCAAGGACTATCATACCCAGTACGAGCCGATCTGGTACGGCTGGCTGGAGGGAACGCGCCTTTGCCCGCTGAAAGACCGCAAACAGTCGGATGTCTGGGAGATACCCCGCCCGAAAGTGTCGGAGGAGCACCCGACCATGAAGCCTGTCTCACTTGTGGCAAAGGCTATGCTCAACAGTTCCCATACCGGAGATTTGGCCCTTGACCTGTTCGGCGGATCCGGTACGACAATGATTGCCGCTGAGCAGACCGGGCGGCGGGGGTTCTTGATGGAGCTCGACCCGTTGTATTGCGATGTGATCGTGCAGCGCTGGGAGAAGTTCACGGGGCGGA